TTTCCATTAACTGTTATTTTCATCTTTAGGTTCCTCCGTTCCTACTTGATACTGATTTGCTTTATCAGCATCAACAAAGTTTAGTGATTGAAGGCGTTTGTTTCCACCTTCTATAGGTTCTAATCCGAGTAGCGCTCTTGATTCATTGAGTGACATAATTCCAAGACTAATCAATTTTTCAATGGCTGTAACTTTGGTGTTCCATGAAGCATATTGTAATCTTTCACTATAGAAGATGATTTCCTCTCCGCGTTCCAGCTGATTATCGGTAAGTAAGCCTAAAGAAAAAGCCTCGCTAAGTTGAATAGCTAAAGGCTCAATGGTTGATTCATAAAATGAATTAAACTCTTCTTCTGAATACTTACTTGTGAATATTGGGACTGATACGCCAAAATAATCGAGTATTTTTGATTGCAAGAATTCTAGTGTATCTTTATCGATTAATTTCGGATCTACATCCAAAGGAATGTATTCGCTCTTTAAATCAATCGGAATGATAGAACTACCTTTATTATTTACTGAATCAGAGAGTGCAATATCAAAGAGTTCTCGTTGTTTTTTCTTATCTGCTTCTGATAGCATTCCATTCATCTTCACAATCCCTTTAATCTGCATCGATGATTTTATCGCATTATCTATCCCTTGTAACAAACTATCATTAATTGAGATGGTTTTTAGAATTGCTTCATGATCACCACTAGATCCATTACCACCAAAGATATCATTTTGTCCATAGTGTTTTCTTAAATGAATGATATTCTCATAGGGTAGAGTATATGAATCACCATTTTCAAATAAAAATTTTATATAATAATGATCACTCTGATCTATAACCATTTCAACTGTAATAGGTTTTAGTGGATAAAGACCTATAAGGTGTCCTGTATGTTTATCAAACCTAGGATAAACAAAGGCGTTATCATTAAGTAGTAAGGTAGTAACAACCTTATAAATAAAATCATAAGGCGTCATGATTTCATTTGGTTTATGTTTCAAAAGAAAAGACAGCTTTCCGCTTTTCTCGGATACTGTCTTATCGTTTTCTGTTTTGATATATCTTGGTTTTAGTTTTGCACATTGACTGGCCACTCTATCAATACAAATCTTAACAACATCACTTCTAGAAATGTTTGTTCCAAACGGTGTATAGAATGTATTAGTGTTGTTGATGATTTGTAAGGCATCGATTGAACCAGTTTTATTCCTTCGTTTAAATATTGGCATTGAAACCTCCATTAAATATCAATAATTTTTTTAACTATATTTTCCTTTTTAAAGTCTAACTCTTCAGCAAAAAAGAAGCCTTCTCGATAGTGGGAAATTGCTAGTTCTTTAACATAATTACAATAACTTTCAAAAGTATTATTATCACACAATGCTTTTAATATTATTAGAGACATTGCTGAACATATTTTTTCTTCTTCTATATCTGCCAAAGGTTTTTCAATACCTTTTATTGAGTAGAAAACATAATGACAAAGTTCGTGAGATAATTGAAAGACTGTTTTTGCAAAATCCCCAAAATTATCTATTCCAAGTTTAATGACTAAAATTTGCTTCAACACGGGTGTTATTATAGGAGTATATCCACAATTTGCATTCTCTTTATTATTACAATTATCAATATATAGTGGATATTTCGACATAATTTTAGATCCAAACATACCATTGAACTCAACCATAACAGATGCTATTGCATGACTAAAAAAATTATAATTTTCAATTTGAGACAAGTTTCCATTTATTTCGTACATAACATCACTCTTTTCATCATTGATTTGTACTATATTTTCTAAACCACCATAATATATTTCTATTGCTTTTAAATGTTGCTTATTAAATCGTTTATAATCCTCAATGTCATTGGGATTGGCAAAACTAAACTCATCTGATATTGAAACTTCATATTTATCATTGATATACACCATAACTTTATAAACTTTTTTACCAACTGACAAATATGTTTTTATAGTGGTTGATAGAATAACTTCTTCTTTGAAAACTAGAGATATACTTTCTGAAATAACTAGACTTAAAAAACCGCTCAAATTATCTAGTTCATTTTTATTAAAACCAGGATTGCTAATTTTCAAGATATTTTCTACAATGAATCTTGAACTTTTAATAATTATTTCATTGTTTCTTTTGGTATTAATTTTATCAAAAATCGAGTTACGTTTAGGTTTCCACGCAGAGTTACCTCTTTTAGGGTGTATGCGTCCGGAATTTTTAACTCTATAATGAGAATTTGTGCTAAAGCTTGATTGATTATTATCAAAATAACTTTCACTAGAATTTCGTTTTTGAATTATTATCTTTTTTTCATCTTTATACCTTTGCTTTATAGGTTTTCCTGACGAACTATATCTAGCTCTCATGATAGCCTTACTATTTTCTTTCTTGGTCAATTTTTGATTTTTTGAAAACGAATTCATAACTCGTGTAAGTAATGACATTCTCTTTGCCATAAAACCACCCCAATTGTAGGTTAATTAAGTATAATTATACCATTGTTTGAGTTTGAAAAATCATGGTAGCATGTTTTCGTAGTCTATTTTATATCTGTTAAGTACTGTATATGCAATAATCAAAGCCACCGTTCCATCAATTCTTTTATATTTTGAATTGAGTTTTGATGGCTGTATGTTTCCATTTAGATCTACCTTAGCTTGTGTATTAGCTAAGCACCATTTTAAAATTGGATTATTATCATAAATGATGAGTTTATTCTTTAAGTCGGCTTCCATTTGTTTCATGGGTTCTGATAATGAATAAATCCCTTGTCTAACTTTTTCCATATTAAATCCTAAGTCTTCCATCTCTTTAATCCAATACTGTGAATTCCAAGGATCATAACCAACCCATAACGGCCTAATACCATAAGTTTGAATCATCTTCATAAACCACTTAGTAACTAAGCTGAAATCGTTTTGATTTCCATCTGTTAAAGTTACATAACCCTTTTTAACCCAAATATCATAAGGCACATTATCTTCTTTGGTTCTTTTCTCTACAACTTCACTAGGCATAAAGAAATGTGGAACCACATATTTCTTACTTGAATCTCTCTTTTGAATAATTAGAACTGCTGCAGTTAAATCAGTTGTTGATGATAAGTCTACACCACCAATAGCATAGCTATCTCTTAGGTCATCTATACTATATTTTTCTTCATTGTTCAGATCATCAAATGATAGCCATGATCCAGAATCTGCTTGTTTAATATTGAAATCTTTACAAAGCATAGTAACTCTCGTTGATAAATCATGTTTAGATTTATTCATGACATCTTCAAGATAAGATGTAGTCTTTACTACTCCAATGCTTGGATTTGATTTTTGCCATGCTCTTTGATCATCATATATTTCTTTGACTGAGTCTTGGGTGTATAACCAAGGTAGTACTCTCTGATCATCAATTTCCCCTTTGATCATCTTCCTAGCATAATCAAGTTTCTGATCTAAAAAACCACCAATAGTAGTACCTTCAGTGGTTATGATAAATATCAGTGGTTCTTTTTTAGTTGACTGTGATTGTTTGATCGCATCATAAACTTTAGAATCAATCATTTCATGGACTTCATCAATACATCCAACTTCAATATTGTATCCATCTTTATTCCTTGATTGAGCAGATAGCTTTTTTATTTTGTTTTTCGTCTTTGGCGAATAAATATAAAAAATATTCTTTCTACTTCTGGTGTCTTTTGATAGTGATGGAGATTGCTCTCGCATATTGTTGATTTCTTCGAAAAGAATATTAGCTTGTTCTGTTGTATTTGATGCACATACAATGTCAACACCGCCACTTGATAAAAAGAACTCAGCAAGATCTAATCCTGCAATGAATGTAGTTTTACCATTCTTACGTGCGATCAATAGAATAACTTCATTAAATCGCCTTAATTGTGTATCCGCCATTTTAAATCCGTAAGCAGTTTGTATGATTGCTTTTTCCCAAAGTTCAAGTATAAATGGTTGTCCATTAAAGGGTGATTTTGTGTGTTTACAAAACGTTTCAATAAAATCAATTCGAAGCTTACCTGGCTTTTCATCATAAATATATCTTGGATTTGTTAAATCACTGATAAGTCTTTTAAGCTGATTGTGTAATTCCTTACCAACTAATATGTTACCTACTTGGATCTCATTGTAATACTCAACTAAATAGTTCACTAGGTTGCTCTCTTAAGAAACTCATCAAATACATCATCTCCATCATTAACTTGTGTACCAAGAATTATATTAAGCGTTTTTATTACTGTTCCATACGAGTTTACTAACTTTGTATAATACTTTGCTGCTTCGGTTTGCCGTTGAGCACCTTTACTAGATATTTGAATAGCACCATGATTTCTGATTTGATCTTGAAGTTTTGAGAGTTCTATTTTCATGAAAGCAGCTTGCTGGATTAAATTGTCTACTAACTCAGTTTTTGATTCATCAACCGATGAAAAAAGCGACCGCAGTCGCTGATATTCATTGTCAATCATTTAATCAATAGTTCCTAAAGACTCGAATTTTAGAACGTTCGTGAGTAATGGAACTGATGTGTAAGCTTGTGAATAACCTCTACTACGATTCCCACTATATTCAAGATCTTTTTTATACTTATCAAGTGCAAGTCCTAATTCATCCTTATCGCTCATCCCAAGTTCCATTAAAAACTTGTTTAAGTATCTTTTAGAAATCATTCTCTCGAATATGTCTTCAAATCTATACATCGATTCATATATGTAAAGTCTTGGGAACCAAAATCCAATCGCATCATATGAGTTTTTAATTTCAGAATAATAAGCAAGGTATAAATCGTTTTTTATTATTAGTGAAGCTTTAAACTTAGTTTTCTCTGCCCTTTCAACAATTAAATCAGCATGAAGTGAAATTCTATTTAGCTTTAATACTGATTTTCTCACCTCTAGAGAGGGTAAATGTTTATTAAATCCGACAAAATCACTATATTTTTTATCATAATATCTAAATAAACCAAAAAAATTAGCATGCAATAATTCGCACAACAAAGTGTGTTTTTCATGGTAACGTAAAACAGTAACAGTATATAAGAATAATTCATATATAGAAAAATTGATGTGATCCCACATTCCATCAGTTGATGTACTTTCATTAGCTTTTAATAGCTTATCGAATTTAGCAACCTTTTCAAACAAAAGAATTAAGTCACTACTTTTCAAACTGTCACTCATGATTTCAGCTTCAAGAATAGTAACATATGGTTCAATTAGTGCTTCAAATTTTTCTATTTTATTGTAAGTGACATTTGAAACATCTTGTTTAAACTCATTATATGTAATCAAATTATCCATGTAAACTTTTGACAGTTCGTCAGTGAACTGCCTAATCATGTTTCTATTCTGATTGCTCTGAATTTTACTAATGGATATTCTAGCTAATGAATATATTGTATTTAAGAAGGCTTTTGGATCATCTTCTTCATATTCATCTATATATATTGGTTTACTTCCCATTGGTGGTTTTGTGTATTTTGGTTTTCCAAAAATATCACGTATAAGTAGTTCTTCTGAAAATTGATAATTTTCTTCTGTAAAGTCATAATACAATCTTGTTTTTATATAATCTGGCATGTAAGCTATACCATCAACATCTTTTTCAAATATTACTGGTATATATTTATTTTGATCATGTTTTTTGTAAACATCGGGTGAAATTATATAAGTTTCAATTCCAGCTCCTCCCGAACGCTTATTAGCTTTATCAGTATAAACTTTGTCGCATGCAATTATCACTTTATCTGCTTCCTTAATAGCTTTTTCCATAAATGCATTTAAATCATTACCACCTGTAACTTCCCATTCATCGATAGTTGCATCGATTCCATGACTTCTCAGCATGATTGCAAAATCACGAATTTTTTCTTTATACTCATCACTTGAATGACTATAAGATATAAATACTCTTGGATTATCCATTAACATTTCACCTCAGTTTAAAATCTCAGATTTCAAAAAAATTGGGTTGTGTAAATTAAACCTCCCCCTACGCGGTACCCTGTCACAATTAACACCATATGACTGGGGGGGTTAAAAATAAAATGTAATCGGTCTTTCTTTTCCCTTTTCAGTTTCGTTTACAATATTTGATATAATCCTGTCAAAAGATTTTGGCTCTTGAAAAAACCTCGGAATTAATTTGACATAAAAATTGTCATAATAAGTCTTTAAATCTTGTTTATTCCCTATCCTATCAATAGGTATTTTAAGGGATTGATCTTTACTAATATATGCTTCGTTAGTATGTTTTATAGCACTAATTCTTAAACCTATAATCGGCCCTATAAAAAACTTTTTAATATATTCATGTTTCAATGCATAAAACTGTAAGGCCATTAATCTATCGTCATAAAACTCTAATGCTATATCTAATCCATAAATGTTTCTGGACTCAAAATAGTCAATCATAGATTTGTAAGCTTTGTTTAGATCAAATGTTTGTATTGCTTTATCCGCAATATAACTTGTACTATGTGGTATTCCTGGTAGCAATATATTATTTTTAAATTCTATCTGGTTAAGTTGAGCATCAATTTTAATTGTGTTTTTAACAAAGCCATCAAACTGTTTCATCTTGTATTCTTTATTATGATCCTCAGTAAATAAGCAGAATAAACCTCTATTAATTTCCTTAATTACATCATTAAGAATTATTTTGCGATTATTATTAATTGATGCATTAAAAAGCAATAATGATAATAATACACCAAACGACGATATCACTATCCCAAAAATAGTCCAACCCATTACCTCACCTCTTTGCTCTAATTATATCAAATTTAATTAACTTATTCGAGGCTGAATTGATACCATTTTCTTGTACTTTATGTTCTTTGTAGTTATTATATCATTTGTTGATTCATTAACCTATATTGAATAGGTGAATAGCCACCTAGAGTT